GCTTCACGGACTGCGTTCGGGAACAAACGGCCCGCCCCCAGCGATGAATCGCTGGGCTATTTTCAACCGTCCGCTTCGCGGACTGCGTGTTCCCAGGTCTTGCCGCAGACCTTCATGAATAACTCAGGCTAGTGTGGTGTCTCCAAAGTTCGTCGAATAAGGGCGGGTCGTTCAGGATCCCAGGCCCGCCGCGGCCTCCAAAGGGCACCCCGGAGGGGTGCAAGAGAGTAGCCGGTGGTCGGAGCGATTAGCGAAGACCACCGGATCCGATGGAAATAGATCCGCACCCTGAAGGGGTGCCATAAGAATATCGCCAACCGGGAAAGGACATCTTCCGACATATTCTTGATTTTAATGCCATCAAGGAATTGTTCGGAAGGCTGGGTAGTGGGGTAATGTTTTGGTCATAATTTAGTGGCCCTGTCTATATTTATTTTAGCCCACGAAAAAGACCACAAAAACTGCCCCAAAAAAGAAGGCTTTTGTAACCCCAGAATGTGATAGATGGTTTACGCTTGGTCTAATGGAAGTGCGGCGCACCTATCTCTCCCCAGAAGTTAAGAGGCTGAGAACAGGACGTTCACTTGCTGGGCGGGGAAGCCCTTGGGGGTCGCCTAGGCACTCGCCGACTTCCCCGCTTTTACTTTCATCCGACCTGGCGACGTTCATATCCACACATTACTCCACTAACAGAGTTCAGATGCCTCGATCTCCTGCCCAAGTCCATCGCCGAGCAAACCTTGGCAGACTCGTCATTTCCTGTAGACCTCAGAAATGCAGCTCTTGAACTTTTAAGAGAACAAGACCCGGCGTTCATTCGTCGAGCACTTCAAGTTCTATGCGTTGTGGGTCGCGGTCGCGACGAAGATATTGAACTCTTGAAGTCTTTTGTTGATGCTGATGACGCCGAGGTAAGCAAAGATGCGCGGGCGTCCTTGTTCGAGCGCGGGGTGAGAGTCTAAGGGACACAACTTTAGGACACTGCCGAAGGCTGGAACGGGATTCGTGGAGAAATATGGCGTTGGTTAGGCCGACTTCTGGCACCCCTCCGGGGTGCGGTCCCATTCTTACGGCTGACCGGTGGTCTGCGCCAGGCGCTCCGACCGCCGGCTACTCTCTAGCACCCCTCCAGGGTGCCTTTCAGACGGGATCACGAACTTATTCAGCGAACTTTGGAGACAGGGCTCTAGTCCCAGGGCGTTGCCCTGGGCTGGATCTCGCGAACGCCTTCGGCGTTACTCCAATTCAATTATCCTGGGCGGAACAGGCGAGCTCGAACAGGCAGAGACAACGCTGGAATTAGCGCGGTCAAAACGTGCCGAGTCCGCCCGGCTGATGAGCGAAGCAACGAGACTTGAGAAAATAGAGGTCTGAGCACCGTTTACTTTGAGAGTTGAATGCCGCCGACGGAATAATTGATTCCAACACATCAGACGGCAGTCTGAGGATGGTTAATAGCCCGACAAGCGTGCGCGCCCAACCACCGGAAATGCCGCCGACGGCAGTCGGCGGTGGGTTAAAGTCCAGCCTACCAACAACGGCATTTATCATTCTGCTTTCTCTCAATTCGGCCCATTGGGCCGAATTGAGAGAAAGAGGAAACCATGAGGGCCTGCTCCTGGTAGGTTGAGCTTTGAAACACCACCGACTTCCGTCGGTGGCATCTCATTTCCACCAAGTCTCACTTTTAATGCACCCGTTAGTGGTTTGGATAGAACTCGAGGAGGCAGGATGGCGCAAACGGTTCGTGGCGGGTGGTTCTGATACGGAATTCGTATACGCGGTGCAGGTGGGGCGTGGGTGGTCTGGAGATTCCCCGTGGAGACTCGTCTGTTTCAGGTGTTTGACGATGTCCGGCCGGGTTGAGTGCTCAGTGGCACGAATGTTGCTCATCAACATCAGCGGAGGCCGGGAAGGCCAAAGGAAGGTGGGAAAGATGAAAAAACTATTATCCAGTTTGATGTTGGTGGCAATACTTGGTGTGGGAGCGGCTTCGGCGAGCGCTCAGGGTTTCGATAGGAATCGCACGGTGACCGTGATTGCGACGACTAGCTTTGACGGGCATCACGACGGCTCGGACCGCAACGCGCGCGGAGACGATTGGCGCCGGATGGAACAAGAACGCCTTGAGCGTGAGCGGCTGGCCCATGAGCAGGACCAACGGTTCGGTCGGGACTCTAACCGAGACCGGGGCGGCGATCAGAAGTTCCGCCGGTTCTGAGAAACCGAAAGACAATCGAGATGCTTGGAAGCCTGGATGCGAGGAGAGACGCATCCGGGCTTTTGAGTGTGTGTAGGGGCAAAGGGCAAAGGGCAAAGGGCAAAGGGCAAAAGGGCAAAGGGCAAAGGGCAAAGCGCAAAGGGCAAAAGTGCAAAGTGGTAAGGGCAAAGCGCAAAAGGGGCTACGTGCGAAGGGCTAAGCGACGTGTTTGCTCTTGGCTCTTAGCCCTTCCCTCTTGGCCCTTTGCTCTTAGCCCTTGGCGCTTTGCCGCTAGGGCCCGCATTCGCTATTGCTGTGCGTAACCACGGAGCTAAAGCGCCGCTGATACTCAGCCGACGTAACGAACGAACAGACCAGACGGCGATAGTTGCCGGGCGCGCTGTTCAGCGCATTCAGCCAGAATTGATATCCGCCCGCGTCCGCGTCGCGCCGCAGATAGCCAAAGTATTCCATCAGCACAAACGACGGGTTGAGCGTGGCGGATTGGTAATCGGCATTTTTCGCTACGGCCTGCAGCACGGCGCTGCGGGCTTGAATCAGACCAAGACCCGAACTGGCAGGCAGGGATGCCTGCGCTCCCAGGTAGAGCGCAATCAGGGTGTCGCGTTCCTTCGAGAGATCGGCGCCAGTGCCGACGATGTTTTGCAGCAGCGCGTCAACGAAGGTTTCGGCGGTTGTGTTCACGGCGTACTTCGAGACGAACTCCGCGCGTTGAACAAAACTATTGGTAAAAGCGGCCTGGTTCGCTTCGAGATCGGCGCCACCGAGGACCTGTGCATGATCGCTGGTGAATTCAGCGTAAAAGAGTTGGCGGCCCAGGCCGGCTTTATACATCCGGTAGATAAACGACCCACTCTGTTGAAACTCGGCGCTGGCAAAGAACGCCGCCGACACCTCGATCGGTTGCGTGCTGAGGCAAGCCGCGTCGCCATGGCAGCGATTGATTTGATCGCTCCAGTAGGCAAAGCCGCTTTCATCCGGCTCGCGGCCCAGGAAGTCCAGATACTGCTGTCGCACGAAGTATTCCGTCGTGTCGATCGCGTTTACGTGATCGTCGTTGGTCGCGGCAGTGAACGACGCTTCGGCGTTCACACCCAGCAAACTAAAACTGCGGTCCGCCGGGCTGAAACTATAATTCGCGCGCGCCGGCGTCACGGTGTAGAAGCCGTTCGTCTCGAGGTTGTCGAGACTGTAGTTGCCGCTATTGTCAGTGATCGCCTCACGCGACTCGGCGCCGCTGAGATTGACCGTCACGCCCGCGAGCGACGCGCCGTTGCTGTCGGTAATCGTTCCGCTCACAGAACCATTCGCTGCCGTGGGCGAAACAGTGGCGTTGAGCAGCACCGACACGGAGTTGGCGCCAAAGCCAAAGTTCGCGACGGCCAGATCGAGCTTGCCATCCCCGTTCAGATCGCCCACCGTGACGGATACCGGGGTGGCGCCCGTGGCGAAGTCCTGTCTGAGGGCAAAGGTGGGCGTAGCGGCGCCCGGTGCGGTGGTGTTGAGCAGCACCGACACGGTGTTGGCATGAGAGTTCGCGGTGACCAGATCGAGCTTGCCATCCCCGTTCAGATCGCCCACCGTGACGGAATACGGGCTGGCGCCCGTGGCGAAGTCCTGATGGGCGGCAAAGGTGGGCGTGGCGGCGCCCGGAGCCGTGGTGTTGAGCAGCACCGACACGGTGTTGTCCAAATAGTTCGCGATGACCAGATCGAGCTTGCCATCCCCGTTCAAATCGCCCACCGCGACGGAAAACGGGGCGGAGCCAATGGCGAAGTCCTGTTTGGCGGCAAAGGTGGGCGTGGCGGCGCCCGGTGTGGTGGTGTTGAGCAGCACCGACACGGTGTTGTCGCTACTGTTCGCGACGGCCAGATCGACCTTGCCATCCCCGTTCAGATCGCCCACCGTGACGGAAATCGGGTTGACGCCCGTGGCGAAGTCCTGATGGGCGGCAAAGGTGGGCGTGGCGGCGCCCGGAGCGGTGGTGTTGAGCAGCACCGACACAGTGTTGGAATTATAGTTCGCGGTGACCAGATCGAGCTTGCCATCACCGTACAGATCGCCCACCGTGCCGGAATACGGGGTGGCGCCGCCCGTGGCGAAGTCCTGATGGGCGGCAAAGGTGGGCGTGGCGGCGCCTGGAGCGGTGGTGTTGAGCAGCACTGACAGGGTGTTGTCACCAGTGTTCGCGATGACCAGATCGCGCTTGCCATCACCGTTCAGATCGCCCACCCCTACGGAATGCGGGTTGGCGCCCGTGGCGAAGTCCTGTTTGGCGGCAAAGGTGGGCGGGAAGGCGCCCGGTGCGGTGGTGTTGAGCAGCACCGACACGGTGTTGTCGCTCTGGTTCGCGATGACCAGATCGAGCTTCCCATCCCCGTTCAGATCGCCCATTGTGACGGATCTTGCGGTGGTGCCCGTGGCGAAGTCCTGTTTGGCGGTAAAGTTCGCCGTGGGTGACCCCTGGGCGGTGGTGTTGAGCAGCACCGACACGGTGTTGGCGCCACCATTGTTCGCGACGGCCAGATCGAGCTTGCCATCTCCGTTCAGATCGCCCATCGCGACGGACTGCGGGCCGGAGCCCGGGGCGAAGTCCTGTTTGGCGGCAAAGCTGGGCGTGGCGGCGCCCGGAGCGGTGGTGTTGAGCAGCACCGACACGGTGTTGTCATTATAGTTCGCGACGACCAGATCGAGCTTGCCATCTCCGTTCAGATCGCCCACCGCGACGGAAAACGGGAGGCCGCCCGTGGCGAAGTCCTGATGGGCGGCAAAGGTGGGCGTGGCGGCGCCCGGAACGGTGGTGTTGAGCAGCACCGACACGGTGTTGGCGGCGCCAAAGTTCGCGATCACCAGATCGAGCTTGCCATCACCGTTCAGATCGCCCACCGCGACGGAATACGGGTTGGCGCCCGTGGGGAAGTCCTGTTTGGCGGCAAAGCTGGGCGTGGCGGCGCCCGGAGCGGTGGTGTTGAGCAGCACCGACACGGTGCTGGCAGCCTGGTTCGCGATGACCAGATCGAGCTTGCCATCACCGTTCAGATCGCCCAGCGCGACGGATGTCGGGTTGGCGCCCGTGGCGAACTCTTGATGGGCGGCAAAGGTGGGCGGGAAGGCCCCGGGTGTGGTGGTGTTGAGCAGCACCGTCACGAAGTTGGAATTCGAGTTCGCGATGACCAGATCGAGCTTGCCATCTCCGTTCAGATCGCCCACCGCGACGGATTCCGGAAAGGAGCTCGTGGCGAAGTCCTGTTTGGCGGCAAAGCTGGGCGTGGCGGCGCCCGGAGCGGTGGTGTTGAGCAGCACCGACACATTGTTGGCGCCAGAGTTCGCGATGACCAGATCGAGCTTGCCATCCCCGTTCAGATCGCCCACCGTGACGGAAAACGGGCTGGCCCCCGTGGCGAAGTCCTGTTTGGCGGCAAAGCTGGGCGGGTAGGCGCCCGGTGTGGTGGTGTTGAGCAGCACCGACACGGTGTTGGCGCCATTGTTCACGATGACCAGATCGAGCTTGCCATCTCCGTTCAGATCGCCCATCGCGACGGAAAACGGGTTGGCGCCCGTGGCGAAGTCCTGTTTGGCGGCAAAGCTGGGCCCGGCGGCGCCCGCGATCGGGCCGCTAATAGCGGCAGCCAGGAGCGCCGTCGTCAACACCAGCGCTATCAACCTCGCCGGACGCCGAGAGACAGGGATGCGGTGGAATAATTGCTTCATGATTTCGGACTCCTCGATTTTCATGAGTTGGTTGCCGTCAACCCAAATCATTAATCGTCTGGTCACACTGTAACCAATTACAACCAGAGCAGGAAGGCTGGCACATGATATGCCTGAGGCGATGGCGGGTCAATCATACGGGAAGGCATAAGGGAAGGGTTTTGGGCCACAGATTGGCACGGACAGACAAGGAGAGCGAGGTGCAATTTAAATTAAATGCCACCGACGGGAGTTGTGAGCGTGTGAACAATCCTGAATTGGAGTAACGCCGAAGGCGTTCGCAAGATCCAGCCCAGGGCAACGCCCTATAAGAGCTAACTTACGACGGGAATAAGTGGTTCCAAAGCCCCAGACGGCAGTTTGGGGATGGTTATTAGCCAACCTACAACCATCACCCACCCAACCACCTGAAATGCCGCCGACGGCAGTCGGCGGATTTGTTAAAGTCCAACCTCTTACTTACGACTATCAGCGCCGTCGTCGTTCAAGGTAGCGCTTGACTCTCGCCAGCAATACGCGACCCAACACTGTGAACCAGGTAGCCGGTGTTGGTGCAAGGGAACAGGTGGGATCTTAATCATCCGCCGACTGCCGTCGACGGCATTGTTGGGTCGTCCTGACGGCGTTGTGGGTAGGCTGGATCTAAGTATCCCTCGACTACAGTCGAGGGCTTTTCGCCGCATCTTGGTCGTAAGTGGTGCGAACTGACGCAAGATGGGAATTGAAGTATTCCGAAAACGCTGGAATCAACTTCGACACGGAAGAGACGACTTAAACCGCTCTTACTCACCGCCCAGGATAGGTTGTGCGGCAGTCCGACTTACAGTTGTTTCGAACTGCTTTGGCATCGTTTTGACAACGCGTTCGCTCTTCCTTTTCGAGTTTTTGTTCGCATAGAAGTAAGTCCGATTCGTATCTTGCCTCGCAACCCTTTTCGCAACGATGCCGGGCACCCACATTCGTCTCCGGCGGAGGAATCGGCTTCCGGCGATTGTGATTGCTGCTGTTGACATTCCTGCGATGGTTGGCATTCTGGGGTAGACTTGAATTCTTTTGGCCTAAGTCCATGCCTGCAAATACTTCCAGGCAAATGAGCACCACGACGGGCCCAACCAAGACTATATTCGTTAGTTTCACTACTCAGTTCGTTTGATCGAGAGTAGGCAAAAAAAGACTTATTGCTTCAGCAACCGCTCACGTCAAGTCAAATGACGAATCCACCCACTGCATCTCCAGATCGCTGCGTTTCTGTTTGGCTCTTTAGGTCTGGTAATGGGTCAGTTTGCTCTTAGTCTTATTTCACACCGCGGCTTTAGCCCGGTGTCAAAGCGAGCCCCGACGGCCGAAACCGTTTTAACGGTTTTTCGAGTCTCAAGCATTCGACCCATTCGAAACCGTTAAAACGGTTCGGGGCATCAGGCGGCGTACTCTGCCACCGGGCTAAAGCCGCGGTGTGAATGAGAGAACACAAGCGATCGCCGCTAACGTTGGCGGACGAGTTACAGATTCAGGATAACGCGGAAAATCTTTCAAACTGACCCACTACTAACGGTTTCCCATAGCGCCACTGCGAGCCGGGCCGCGTGATAAGAACGCGAGAAACCGTTGAAACGGTTCGGCGAATCCCAGATGCCTCCGTGTCCACCCGGTTGAAACCGGGTGAGAATAAGAGTCGTCCCATTCTTAATTGCACCCGTACAAACAGTGTCCTCGAGTTTACACGCCCCACTTGCCGACAATGAGCCCGATGATGACTCCACCGATGGCGCCAAGGATCAGAATTGGTGCATAGGTTTTGGTGATGATGGCATCTGGCAGGCTCAGCAAGATGCCGAAGATCAGACCCTGGGCCCAGGACGGCACGGGAAGACGCGCCGCTCCAATCACGAAACCAATCGCGAAGCGGTTAATGAACGCTCCCGTCAACGCGGCTGTCTTGTCTGAGAAGGACAGAGGGATCATTGAGGCGGCGGAGAGCGCGCCATAGATCAGACCGCAGATCGTACCGAGCAGAATTCGAGACACTGGAGACTCCCGTAAAAAACCACTTGCCGCATAAACCGTCGGCGGAAAACCTTCAACGAGCTAGGTCAAGGGCCACAATTAAAGCTTGATTAAGCGCCTCCATCTTTGCCGCCGAAACTGTTCCCACAAAGTTCGTTAAGATTGATTTCTGAAGGCTAACAAGTTGATTCAGACTGGAAAGCCAGGACATCTTCCGCCTCGCGGTTGAGGTGAGCGTGCCTTCGGTTAATGATTTCCAGATCGCGGCGGTTCTGTTCGGCTCGTATCTGACGCGCGATGAAGTCTTTCAACGCGGCTTCAATAAATTCTGAACGGTTGCCAGACGCGCGTGTAAAGTGGTCAACATCTTTGATTAGTTCAGCAGAGAGTGTGACAGATGTCTTTACTTTCATACTACTATCCTGCTACCAGTGCTCTGGGGAAGTCAACGTCTCTTTAGGCGAAACCCAAGTGTCCGCAGGCGTCTGAAATGTCCTTCTCCCATTGGAGATATCCTTCTGGCACCCCTTCGGGGTGCGAATCTATTTTCACGGATCCGGTGGTCTTCGCGAAGCGCTCCGACCACCGGCTACTCTCTGGCACCCCCTTCAGGGTGCCAGCGCTGACCTGTTTCCTTGCTCTTGGGACGTTGGGGCTGGTATAAGCGAGAGGGTCGGCAGTGCGCGCGCGAGGTTCCAGTATGGATGCAGCTCTAAGAAAAAGAATGGCGGCTGTTTTTCTGGTTGTCACCATTGCCTGGTTTGCCATCATTGGGTTGATGGAAGCGCGTTACCTCATTCGCCTCTTGCGAGAAAAACCCACCGTTCATCATGTCGTCAAAACCGTCTATGAAGAGCAGATCGAAGGCATTAACTTTCTGCTGGTGCTGATCTTCCTCGTGCCAGGGCTGTTCTCCTGGGCGATGTATGCCAGGTTTAAGAAGGAATACTGAGCGGAAGCGGGAAGTGGTCAGTGGTCAGTGGGCAGGCGTTATGGCCTTGGTTTTGGAGCGGAGTTAGCCCGAGTTATTGAACGGGGCACCTCGAGTGGCAAGTTGCAGTCCGTGAAGCGGCTGTAACTTATGAAGCGATCTGTCTTGGCGGCGCCGTTTCAGGGAGACCGTCAGATGACAACGACCTGGTGAGGCCTGAAGGGCCGTCATTCAATAGCCACGTCCGTAAGAGACCGTGTGAAAACTGCGAGTTTTCACACGGTCTCGTAAGGGCGTGGTAATCCGTACGAAACCCGCCAATGAGCGCCGCAGGCGCGGCACTACAACCTTCGGTGATAGTAGGTCCAGTCTGTTCTGCCACCAGGAGTCTGACGTTCGTTTCGGTGCCTGCCCGTCGGGCCTCATGGATATTACTGGCGAACTTAACCCACGGCCTGACGGACGTGGCTATTGAATGCCGGCCCTGCGGGCCTGATTGCTATTCACGCTCCGCGAGGGCCGTTCCTCATCCCAAATGCTCAATAGGTTGGCATGAACCATCCACCAACTCAAAAGTTGGTGGGATTGATGTCGAGCGCCCTTGAGTTGTAGGTTGGCGTCAACCATCTACCAACTGAAGTTGGCAGGATTTACGAGCCGAAACGTCCAAAACTCCAGACCCAGCCCTTGAGTGCTGGGCTATTTTAGTGCCGTCGGCTTCACGGATTCTATTGCGAGCTGCTTCACGTGAATAATCCGGGCTATCTGCCTGCTATCGCCAGTCGTTTTATACCCGAATTGGTGTAGGGCTATACGGGCAACGGGGAGTCACGTTGTCAGCGGTGGACTGTTTTCTTGTTTAAAGGGCTGTCTTTTGTGCCATTTGCGGGCGGACGTGCGCGCGCGGCATGGCGGTTGCTATTAACACCCACGGAAGCCGCAACGAGCTTCCAGGAGGCAGGAAGATGAAAAAACTATTTGTAGGTTTGATGTTGGTGGCAATAGTTGGTGTGGGTGCGGCTTCGGCGAGCGCGCAGGGGTTCGATCGGGGGCGCCGGGTGACCGTGATCGAGACTACCCGTTTTGGGAATTATGACGGGGACAGGCGCAACGAGTACTGGCGCCGGTTGGAACGCGAACGCATCGAGCGTGAGCGGTTGGCCCAGGAGCGGTGGCAATGGAACCATCGGTTCGGCCGGGACAATTACCGGGATCGGGACCGTGACCTTAGATTCCGCCGGTTCTGATAAACGAAAAGAAGCGAGTCGCATGGAAGCCCGGACGCGAGTGGAGACGCGTCCGGGCTTTCGTGTGTGTTGGGGAGGCGGGAGGGCGAGACGGGGGGATCTGAGATTTGAGATTGGCGTAGTGGGTCAGTTTGAAAGATTTCCCGAGTCATCTCGAATCTGTAACTCGTCCCCCAGGACGTTAGCGGCGACCGCTTGTGTGCTCTCATTCACACCGCGGCTTTAGCCCGGTGATAGAGTAGGCCACCTGATTTTCCCTAACCGTTTTAACGGTTTAGCCTCGAAAAACCGTTAAAACGGTTTGGGCCGTCGGGGTTCGCTGTGACACCGGGCTAAAGCCGCGGTGTGAATAAGACTTAAAAGCAAACTGACCCATTACTGAGATTCGAGATAATCTGAGATCTGAGATTTGAGCACCGAGATTATCTGAGACTTGAGATCTGAGACTTGATCTCTCTTAGTCCTGAAAAGATTTCGGTTGAGGCTAAAAGTATTGTGAGATAGAGTGCGGAGTAGAGAGCGGCAAAGCGCAAAGAGCAAAGGGCCAAGCGCTAAGGGCAAAGAGCCAGGGGCAACCAGAAAAGAGCGGGCGGGACGCGCGCGGTCTCACTGACTGTCTGACCTCTGACCTCTGACCGCTACCCGCTGACTTCTGAAAAGATATGACGCACGAAAAGAAGGATGCAGGCAGGATGCCTGCGCTCCCAGGGCCGGTGCTTGGGGAGATGTTGCCGAGCGATCAAGTCGGGATGTATATGGCGTTTGCCTATAACCTGCCGGCGTTGGCGCTGCCGGATGATCCATCCTGGGTGTGGCAGCAGTTGCGGTTCAATCCCTATATCGCGATGGCCGTTTATGAAGACATTGAGGAGAAGGATGACAAGGTGGGCGGGGACCTCGATGTGCGCAAGGAGAACGTGCTGGCGAAGCCCCGCATGGTGATGCCGGCGAGTGACTCGCGGCAGGATAAGCAAGTGGCGGGGTTTATTGAAGAGACGCTTGAGAGTTATATGGGCGGCAGCTTAGTGAGTGGACGGCTGCCGTTTGAGAATGTGTTGTGGGAAGCCCTGGATGCGGTCGCGAAGGGGGTCGCGATTGGGGAGATCGTTTATTTGAACGGGAGCGACCGCGTGTTTATTCAGGATGTGAAGTTTAAGCCGCAGCACCTGTTCGCGTTTGGCGCAGGACCGTGGGGGCAGTATTCGACTTACGCGTTTCCACAGGTTGGTCCACTACGCATCCGTCCCGGGATTGTCGTTGAAGGGCTGGACGTGGAACAGCCGCTGGAGGATGGGCATCGGAAGTTTTTCGTGCACACGTTTCGGTCGCGGCAGGGGAACCGTTGGGGGATGCCGGTGGTGCGCAAGGTGTTTTGGTTGTCGTGGTTCAAGCGCGCGGGGCTGCGGAATTGGTTGCGGCTGCTGGAGAAGGGTCCGGGGACGACGATGACTCGGTATAGCGACGGCGCGGCGCAGGCGGAGAAAGACCTGGCGTTGCAGGCTTCGCAGGCGATTAGCGAAGAGATGGCGGTGGCGGTGCCGAAGAAGTTTGAAGTGGAAGTGCTCGAGCATGTGCGGCAGAACATGACGGGGCTGCATCGGGAGTTTGTCGACGATATCTGCAACAGCGGGATTGCGCGAGTAATTCTGGGGCAGACGCTGACTTCGCGCGGGAGCGACGGGGGCGGGTCGCGGGCGCTGGGTGAAGTGCATGAACGCGTGGCGGCGAAGAAGACGGAAGTGGACGCAAAGTCGTTGATGCTCGCGGTTAACACGCAGTTGGTGTGGCCGCTGGTGCTGTTTAACTTCGGCCCGATCGCAAGGCCTCCGGTGTGGGGGATTAAGTATGAGTTGGGGGCGGACCTGAAGTTGTACTCGGACGTTTACTATCGGTTGTGGCAGATGCGTCTACCGTTGGGGAAGGCGCATGTGTATAACACGTTTCAGGTGCCGGCGCCGGCGGGAGACGAAGCGATTCTGCCGCCGCCGACGGCAAATGATCAGAACTTTGCGCCGCCGGGAGGTGTGGAAGGGGAAGCGGGGGCATATTGAGGGGCAAAGGGCAAAGGGCAAGGAAGAACAGAGGTCAGAGGTCAGAGGTCAGAGGTCGGAAGTCAGAGGTCGGAAGTCAGAGGTCAGAGGTCGGAAGTCAGAGTGCAAAGGGCTAAGGGCGAAGGGGTAGCAAAGAGGTGTTTGGAAATTTGAGATTTGAAATTGGAGATCTCAGGGAGATCTCAGGAAGAGTTCAATGATTGAGATTCGTTGCAAGTTTTGTCATAGGCTTAACGCCGAGGTCGGGGACGACACTCGCGGACGATTGAAGATGAAATGTAAGAAGTGTCTGCGGTGGATCGATCTGGAGTTGCCGATGGCTGAAAGCAAAGAGCAAAGGGTAGAGGGCAAAGGAAAATGGCAAAACGACTTAGCCTTGCCCTTTGCGTACGAAGCGCCCCGGTAAGGGCCGGTCAATTGATTCATTGATCATCCAATGAGTCATTGATCCAATGATAAAAAGAATTCTGTTGCGCTAGTCGGTTTGTTGTAATAGAGTAGCACTCGTTGAAAGCAGCGCCCCACGAGCGGGCCAGCGACATTGCCGATTTTCAATTGCCAATTGGCGATTGAAAAACGAGGAGAGGCTCACGAGCAGCCCGTTGATGCGAGAGGCATCGGCGGGCGCTTTTGTTTTTAAGGCTGAAGGATGAGGGATGAAGGATGAGTAAGCCAGGATTCGGTGGGCAGTGGGTGCAAATCATGCGCGCGGGTACGCACCGCGATAACGAGGGCGTCGAGAGGCGCATCGATTCCGCGTTCCTGGATTCGGTGGTTGCGAACTTTGACGCCGAAGAGCATGAGCCGCCGGCGGTTATTGGGCACCCCGAGATGGATGCGCCCGCCTTTGGCTATGTGAACAAGCTGCGGCGCAAAGGCGATCTCCTCGAGGCGCAATTCTCTGACACCGATTCAGCGTTCGAGAAGCTGGTGCGCGACGGCAAGTTTAAGAAGCGGTCGGCGGCGTTCTATCTCGATCCCACCAAGGCGCCATCCAATCGCGCGCCGGCGCTCAGGCACGTTGGGTTTCTCGGCGCGCAACCGCCCGCAATTAAAGGTCTCAAAAACATTCACTTCGCCGAAGGGCAATCAACCACTATCGAATTGTCAGAACCGCCTGCGATAGCGGGCGGGCATTCCACAGAGGGAGACGACATGAACGAAGACCAGGTTAAGAAAACCGTAAGCGAATCGATCGCTGAGTTTTTTAGGAAGCTGGGAGGAAAGGATAAAAGCCCGGCTGAAGCCGGTACTCTAAACTCCGCGAGCTTCAGCGAAGCCGACGCGCGCAAGCTTGTCACGGACTCAGTGGCCGCGATCGAAACGAAGTTCACGGAAAAGGTGACCGCCCTCGAGGCTGAAAACAAGTCGCTCAAAGAAAAGATCGACGCGCAAGTGGGATCTTCGAAGCGCGGCGAGATTGTGCAGTTCTGCGAAAGCCTGGGGCGCGAAGGGAAGTTTCTGCCGGCTTTCAAAGCAATGGGCGTGGTCGAGTTTATGGAGTCGCTCGCGGCCAGCGATCAGAAGGGCGACCAGAAGGTGACCGTGATCTCCTTCAGCGAAGAGAACGGCAAGCGCACCGAGACGAAAACGGAGTTTGCGGCGCTTGATTGGTTCAAGACGTTTCTCGGCACGCTGCCGGCGTATGTGCAGTTTGGCGAAGGATTCGGGAAGCTGCAGCCGACCGGCGATGGCAGCGAGATTGTCGATCCGGGGCGGATGAAGGAAATGATGGGCGCGATCGGAATAAAGCCAGAGGTCAGAGGTCAGAAGTCATATACGCAAGGCGCGTCAGTCGTCAGTGGTCAGTAGTCAGTTGCAAAGGACCACTTCGCCAGACCGTGCCACTGACAACTAACGACTGACAACTGACAAAGGAGTTCCTGACCTGCAAATTGTTCTAAGTTGAATCTGTGAAATCTGCGTAATCTGCGGATAAAGGAAAGCGAAAACGATGCCACCAACCACAGTAGTCCAAACATTTCCGGATCGCGTACAACTGGAATTCACGCGGCCTGATGAGACGGTCAGAATTCCGGCCACGGCTGCGAATGGATTTGCGATCGCCCAGGGCGACGTGATCGGCGCGATCACCTCTGGAGGCAAAGTGCGGCGCCGTTCGCGCACTGCCGCCGGCACGGGCGGCGTATCGGCGGCTTCGCCGACGTTCAACGTGGTGGACGCGAGCGTATTTGCCGTGGACGACGTCCTGGTGAACGAAGAGGGTGCGACCATCGGCACCGTGCTGTCGCTCGACACTGTCGACACACCAAACACGGTGACGCTCGATGCCAACGCCGCGATCAACCTGGCGGCCAGCGACGGGGTCATGGCCAGCGACGGCAGCCAGGTGGCGCAGGGTATTTCTGACGACGCGGTGGACGGCACCGGCGACACAACGATCGCGGTGACGATCACGGGCATCCTCGATGTCGCGAAGCTGCGCGGGCTGGACGCGTCGGCAATGGAAGAACTGGCCGGCGCGACGCTTTTGGGCGTGGTCTTTAAGTTCTGAGTTCGGAGTCCCGCCTTTAGGCGGAATTCCTATAGGAACTCCCAATTCGGAGTACCGCCTTTAGGCGGACCCCTATAGGAACCCATGGGAAGAGGTAGCAAACGGGGTAGGAATCCGATAGGAAAACGAAGGAGCCGCCTAAAGGCGGTACTCCAAACCTATAAGGAAGCGGATAGGAAAACGAAGGAGCCGACTAAAGTCGGTACTCTAAACGAGGAGAGCAGATGCTGACATTTCAATTTCCGACAAACCTGCAGCTCGACATTCTGACGCAGGAATACATCATCCAGCGCGAGCAGTTCATTGGCGCGTCGATTGTTCCGCTGATGGAAGTCGGCGTGCAGCGGGTGCGTTGGGATGAGCGCGACAAGGAACGGGGGATGACCGCGCCGCACGCGATGGATTCCGATCCGAAGATCGACAAGCGGCCCGGCTCGACGCTGCGCGAGTATGCGCCGATCCCGTTCAAAGAGTCGGACCTGATCAAGGAATCCGAGATCCTCCAGGCCCGTGAGCTGGGCACGCTGGCGAACGTGGTCAATCTCGATCGCATGGTGGCGCTGACGATGAAAGCGCGCATGGACAAGACGTTCATCCGGGCGGAATGGCTGACCTGGAAGATGCTGACCGGCGGCTTTGCGATCGCGGAAAACGGCGTCACGGTGGCGGAAACGTTCCCGGTCCAGACCTACCCGACCACGAAGAAGTGGAGCAACAACGACAGCGCCATACCGCTGAAGGATTTTAACGCGATCAAGCTTTTGTTCCGCGGCACCGGCGCGAGCGCGAAGGGCTCTAAGGCTTACATGAACCAGTCCACGATGAACACGTTGTTGGAGAATACCAACGACAAGGACATTCACGGGCTGCGTTCGAAGAACTTTGTGTCGCTGACCTTCGACCTGGACCAGGTCAACACGATCCTGGGCGATCGCGGCTTGCCGGACCTGGTTGTCTATGACGAAGGGTTCTATGACGACAACCTGAACTTCACCACGTTCATTCCGGATGGGATCGTTGTGATCGTGGGCAAACGGCAGATGGGCCAGGTGGTGGCGAACTTCATTTCGACGCCGACGATTCACCGCATCAGTGGCGGACTGCCGGCTGCCGGCTTCTTTTCGTTCATCGAAGTCAACGGCGGACCCAACAACGGAGTGGCGAGCGTCGACGTGGCGCTGCTGGGCCAGGCGGCGAATCCGAACATTAAGCTGACGGGCGGCGTCTATGGTGGACCGGTGCTGTGGTATCCGAAGTCGATCGTGGTGATGGATACGACGGCGGGAACGTAGGCCTAAAGGCGCAAAGGGCAAAGGGCAAAGAGCCAAGGGCAATGAGGTCGGTACCGGGAGCGCCTGGAGCAATAGACGTGACCGGGTAAACGAGAGACGGAGACGACGATGAACAAAACACGAAACACAATTCTTCAGACGATCCTGCTGGTGGCCGTGATGATGCTCGGCGTTGTCGCGTGGCCTTATCTGCGAAGCGAAGCGAAGGTGCTGCAGTTCTCGATCACGCGCCTGGTGCAAGCCGGCGGAACGTCGTCGATCGCGCTGAACGATACGGGCGGCATCGCGCTGACGCCGATCTCCGGACAGGGTGTGACTGTCGGCAACGGCAGCGCGCCGGTTAAGAAATTTCTGACGGGCACCGCGTCGGTTGATTTCACTGCGCTGGCGGCTGGGACTTGCGAGACGTTTACTGTCACGGTCACGGGCGCGGCCGATGGTGATCCGGTCTATGTGGGGATTCCGACCGCGGCATGGGCGACGACTGAATACGCGACGATTCAGGCGTGGGTGTCGGCGGCCAATACGGTGACGGTGAAGCGCTGCAATCTGACGAACGCGACGACGGCGCTCTCGAATCCGGCGGCGGTGACCGTGCGCGCTGTGGTCGTGCAGTTCTGAGTTCGGAGTACCGCCTTTAGGCGGCTCTTCAGGATTCCGCCTAAAGGCGGTACTCCAAACGCGGTCTTTGAAATGAGCTACATCACCCAAGCGGACATCGCGAAGCGGATCGGGCCGGACAAGCTGGTCCAGCTTACCGACAACGCGGGCTCGGGCGACGTCGATCACGATCGGGTCGCGGAAGCGGTCGCTTATGCCGAGGGCACGGTTGAGTCCTATGCGCGGACGCGGTACCAGTTGCCGTTGCCGGTGACGCAGCAGATTAAGTCGCGGTGTTTGGACCTGGCGATCTTTGATCTTTATAAGGACCGCGCGACCGATGCGGACGGCGTCTACAAGATTCGCAAAGACCAGCACGACGCGGCAATTGCCTGGCTGCGAAGTTTACAAAAAGGTGAGGCGGCGCTGGACGTGGCGGCTCTGGCAGAGACGGCAACTAATCCGGGCAGTCCGGACTCGGTTCTGAGCGGCCCGAGCAAGCATCATCCGGACCCGTTCACGCACGAAAAGCTCAGAAACTACTAGAGGTCAGAAGTCAGAGATCAGATGTCAGCAAACACAAAACAACAACGCTCCAACGCTCCGGTCTTACTGACCTCTGACTTCTGATCTCTGACCTCTGTTCTTTTTCCAGAGGCATGTGGCGCGGCCAGGCGGAGCGGTTAAGAGCGGGGGCAAGCCACCCTTCCTGACCTGCGAATTAGCAAACGGTGAGTGGTAAATGCCGGAGTTTGATTTCTTTGTTGGCGGGATCGAAGACGGGATCATTCAGGCCCTGAAGACGTCCTACGGCGTTCCTGGTGGCTATGTGAAAGCGGTCTCGTCGTACGGTGGGGAGATCGACGCGGCCGCTCTGCAAGCGTTCATTGCTCAGTACGCTCCGCAGTTTCCGCTGATGCTCGTTTCCTATGGTCAGGGCTTGGACAAACAGATTCCGGTGCTCTCGCCCGCGTTCAACGAGCCGCGCATCTGGCAACATGAATGCACCTTCGGAGTTATTTGCTGTTCGAGCGATGCGCGCAGCGAGCAAATCAGGCGCCGAGGAATTGCAGGGAGCGTCGGCGTTTACAAAATGCTCGGCGATGTTCGGAGGGCGCTGGCGGGATTGAGATTGGCTACGACCGACACGCCACCGGTGATGCTCACGTTCGAGCCGCTGATGCTTCAGGGAACTGAATGGCTGGTGAGGCAACCGGAGCTAACCGCGTACGTGCAAAACGTGAAGACTTATTTCAAGTGGACCGAACCCGATCGAAGCGTGGCGACACACGCGGTGACTGAGTTTGATTTCAGCGTAGTGAGCAACAACGACGCGAAAGAGCCGGGGAGATTGCCAGGAGTGATCATCGAATAGCGCGTTTAGAGTACCGACTTTAGTCGGGCACTTAATGACTCGGAAAACACCCGACTAAAGTCGGTACTCTAAACTTCGGTACTCTAAACGAGGAAAAACCATGAAGGAAATTATTAATCGATGTTCGCATCCGATCGTGCTGGAAGATGGCACGGTGCTGGCAGCCGCGGGAACTAAAGGCTCGGTGAAGCGCGTCGACAAGCTGACCGAGCGCGAAGAGAAACGAATCCTCGAGCACGGTCACGCCCACATCAACGACCTGCCGATGGAAGAAATCGTTGCGCGCGATAGAAACCAGAGGTCAGAGGTCAGAGGTCAGAAGTCAGATAAGAGCGCGGAACCAGAGGTCAGATAAGAGCGGAGTTCCGGAGGGTCTTGCTGACCTCTGATCTCTGACCTCTGACCTCTAAGCCAAACCGAAGAGGAGTCGCACGCTATGTCTCAGTCGCTTGTAATTGAATCCACGCTGCCGGGCGTGATCGCCATCATCAACGCCGGCCAGGTGGCCCGGCCGATCCAGCGCCAGCCTACGTCAACCGCTTTCGTCGTTGGCTATTCACCCTGGGGTCCCGTCAACGTGCCTACCATATGCACATCCTGGCAGGATTACGTGCGGCAGTTTGGCGGCTTTGACACGAACTCCTTCCTGGATGATTTTCTCTACACCTTCTTCAACATCTTTCCGGGCAAGCAAGCCGTGGTGTGCCGCGTCATCGGATCGTCGAAGGCGCTCTCGACGTTGTCGTTGAAAGACCAGTCCACGTCGCCGGGGCTGAACACGATGCGCGTCGACGCGAAGTATCCGAGCACGCGCGCGGACATTCTGGTGACGATCGATACGGGCACGAACGCCAATACGTTCAAGCTCACCGTCCGCAGCGTCTTCCTCGGCAACTACAAAGAGGTTTGGGACAACCTGACGCTCAGCACCCAGAGCACGCTCGATACGGTGAACCAGAAGTCGGTGTTGGTGAACCTGACCAGTCTCAACAGCGGGACCTTGCCGCCGAACAATAATCCGAAAGTGATCGCTGAGACGGCGCTGGCGTCCGGCAACGATGACTTTGCCGATCTCGCCGTGGGCGACTACGTCGGCACGGATTCGGGAACTACCAAAACCGGCCTGCAGACTTTCAACGATGAAACCCTCGGCACGGGCCAGGTGGCGATTCCTGGGATTTCGTCGGAGACGGCGCACGCAGCCCTGATTGCGCATGCGACCAGCTATCACCGGCTGGCATTACTAGATCCCCCGACCGGAGCCGCAAAGAGCGACATGGCGACGTCGCGTGCTCTCTATGGAACGTGGTACGGCGCGCTCTATTGGCCGTGGGTGCAGATGCTGGATTACGCGGGCTCCGGACTCACGAAGTTCTATCCGCCTTCCGGGTTTGCCGCGGGCGCGTGCGCGCAGGTGGACCGCACGATCGGGACGCACAAGGCACCGGCTAATATCTCGATCCCGGCCGCGCTCGATGTCGAGCGTTATTCGAACGGCCAATCGCAGACGGACGACAACACGCGCGAGTATCTGAACAGCAAAGACGTGAACGTGATCGCGCCATTGCCGGAGCAGGGACTGAAGATCTATGGCGCGCGCGTGATGACCGCCGATCCGCGGGTGCAGTTTGTCCACCAGCTCAGATTGCTCAACGAGTTCTATTACGCGGGCAAGCTGGGTTATCAGTGGGCGCCGTTCTCGGTGGTCGATGGACAGGGGCGTTTGTTCCGTGACCTGGTGGCGACGGGCGCGGCGTTTCTGCGCAGCTATTGGGAAGCGGGCGCGCTGTATGGCGCGAAGGAAGCGGACGCCTTCGTTGTGATCGCCGACGGCAGCAACAATCCGCCGCAGGAACTGGAACTGGGCCGCGTGCACGTGCAGTGGGGAGTGAAGATTTCGCCGACGGCGGAACAGATCATTCTGAACATCGATAATGTTCCCTTATTCCAAGATCTTTCGGTTCTTCAGTAGATCCGTCAGTAGTCAGTCGTTAGTAGTCAGTTGCAACTGACAACGGACGACTGACAACTGACCGCAACGTTTGCTAGACGCAAGGAGAGCAATCAAATGCCGGGACAAGGCGCCAGCGCACAATATTTCACGGTCGAGATCGACGGCGTAACGGCCATCAGAGCTTCCGAAGTTTCGGGCCTCAAGATCGATCACACGGAAGTGAAATTTTTCGAAGGCAACCGCCCCAACCCGCACATCGTGCGCGGGCACTTTGAGGTCGGCGCGGTGACCTTCAAACACGCGCAGGCGCTGAACCAGACGGGCACTGAGCTGATGCAGTGGCTCCAGGACTTCATTCGCGGCATCGTCACCGACCGGCGCGGCATGCGCGTGATCCAGTTTGATGAAGACGGCATCGTTCCGGTCTACACCTACGAGCTGCTCAAGTGCGTACCGAAAAGCTTTGAGCAAGACCAGCTCCAGGGAGGCTCGACGAACGCGAGCATGTTCACGTTCGTGGTGCTGCCGGAAGACGCCGTCGCGATTTAGCGCCCCTCTCATTCTCACCTTGCTTCAGCAAGGTGCAGGGGAAATCCCTTGAGAGTCCGTAACCGTTTCAACGGTTTCCCTCTTTTGTAAGCCGTTAAAACGGCTCCTCGCATGATGCGCCGCCCCGATCACCTCGCTGAAGCGAGGTGAGAATGAGAGCACCTGGCTGAAGCCAGGTGAGAATGAGATGGAAAACCAAACACACACAATCGAACTCATCGGCGGCTACACCGACGCAAAGAAAGTGACGCACCGCCGCGTCACCTTTGGACACCGCCTGACCGGCAAAGACATTTTCAACCTCGATAGCGATCCCGCGGCGCAGAACCCGACGCAGTATCAGGATTTGATCATGCGCTCGGCGATTACTGAGTTTGGGACATTGACGATGCCCGTGCCGTTGCTGGTGCTCTTGAATCTCGATTCCATCGATCGCGAGGACCTGACGGAAGCGCACAACCAATTTCAGGTTCTCTCGCTCGGCGAGCGCAAAGCGGAGCTGTTGCCGGAGCACAGAGCGAAGCTGGCATTTGGATTCACGCGTTTAGAGTACCGACTTCAGTCGGGCACTTCGAACGCGGATAAAAGCC